AGATGGTGCAAAATCTGACCAACAAGTTGAACTTGATAACATAGAATTAAAATATAAAGAACAAATTGCACTTGCTAAAAAATATGGAAAAGATACAACGCAATTAATTGAGGCACAAAAGAACGAGCAGAATTTAGTTAATACAAAGTACGCTCAAATTGAGGTAGATATTGAAAATGCTAAGCAAGAACAATTAGCTGCATTAAAGGCTGAAGCTATAAGAAATGCCAAGATTCAAGAAGACGAATATCTATTAACGATAGAAAATTTAGCAGAAGAAAATTACCTGAATACATTATCATTACAAGATAGAGAAATACAATCTGTAAACGATAAATATTTTGTACTTGAGGAAGCAGCAAGAGGAAATGCAGAACAAGAAAAAATAATAGCTGAGGCAAAAGCAAATGAATTAGTTGCTATTAATACTAAAACAGAAGTAGAGATAAGAAATAAAAAACTACAACTTGCCGCTTCTGCATTTGATGCACTTGGTGCTTTAGCTGGTTCATTTAACGCAAAGAATGAATCAGATGCGAGGAAACAATTTAAGATACAAAAGGCATTTAATATGGCAAGTGCAATAACGAATACTGCATTAGCGGTTTCAAGTGCATTAGCTTTATTGCCGGGTCAAGTTGTGTTTCCCGGACAAAGATTTGTTGAAGCGGGAATAGCGGGAGTTACTGGACTTGCAGCAGTTGCGAATATTGCTAAAACTCAATTCAATAGTAGTGGCGGTGGAAGTATGGATTCCCCTACTGCACCAAGTGGAGGTGGTGGTGTTTCTGCACCTAACTTTAACATCGTAGGCAACTCAGGAATTAACCAACTTGCAGAACTTGGTGGGCAACCAATTCAAGCGTATGTGGTAAGTGGTGAGGTTACTTCCGCTCAAGCATTAGATAGAAATCGAATACAAAACGCAACTTTTTAACTTATATAATTATGGAGCAAAGACAATTAGTAGAATTAATCATTGACGAGAAAAGCGAAACGGACGAAGTATTTGCAATATCGGTTGTAAATAAACCGGCTATTGAATCGGATTTTATTGCATTATCGGAAGAGGTAATTGAATTGAAAGTAATTGATGAGGAAAAGAAAGTGCTTATGGGCGCTGCATTGATTCCAAACAAGAAGATACCACGCTTAGATAAGAACGACAAAGTATATGACATTTGGTTTTCGGAAGCTACAATCGAAAAAGCAAGTCAATTGTTCCTAATGCGTAACTATCAAAACGAGGTTACAATGGAACATAACCACAAACTTAAAGATATGTCAGTTGTGGAATCGTGGATAATTGAAGATAGCGAAATGGATAAATCTAAATTGTACGGATTTTCATTTCCTAAAGGTACTTGGATGGTAGCTATGAAAGTAGACAACGAGGATGTTTGGAATGATGTGAAAGCGGGTAAGATTAAAGGCTATTCCATTGAAGGTAGATTTTCCGATAGTATGGATTTGAAAGCAATAGAAGAAGAAAACGAGTTAATAGAAAAAATTAAACAAATCTTAAACAATGGCAAAAAATAAGACTTTAAGCAAGACAAGCCCAAAAGGTGGCAAGCGTGGTTGTCTATGCGACAACGGAACATACGATTCTAAATGTTGCGATGGAACATTACAAGCGCAAGGAATTGGAAGCGGTATTTCTGCAACGATAAACAACGTTGAAAGAACAAGCACAACAAGGGTTATAGTTAGTAATTAAGATAAATTCTAAAACAAAATATAAACAATTTAATTATACTATTATGAACATAATCAATCAAATTAAAACACTCCTTAATATGGAAGTAAAATTAGAGCAAATGAAGCTTGCTGATGGAATGACAGTTTTAGAGGCTGATTCATTCGCACCTGAAATGGAAGTTTTCGTAGTTACTGAAGACGAACAAAAGATTCCCGTACCAGTTGGAGAGTACGAAATGGAAGACGGACGTATCTTGGTTGTAATGACTGAGGGACTTATTTCTGAAATTAAGGAAATGGTAGAAGAAGTTGAAGCACCTGAAGCTGAAGTTGAAGTGGAAGTAATTGCTGAAGTTGAAGCACCATCTGTTTCTGCAACACCAAAAAAGACTATTGAATCTGTAACTAAAGAATCTTTCTTTTCGGAAATTGAAGCGTTAAGAGCAGAGATTACAGAATTAAAAGCATTAGTAGAAAAATCCAAAGTTGAAGAAGTCATTGAACTTGCTGAAGCTCCTAAACCAATCTCGTTTAATCCTGAAAACACTACACCGGTAGAGGTAACGAGATATGCAAATGGACGCTCACGTTCTGTAATGGATTCGATATACGAAAAATTAAATAAATAATATAAATAATAAACTAAAAAATTAAATTATGCCAACTACAGTAAATGTAAGTACCAGTTATGCTGGTGAGTTTGCCGGTAAATATATCGCTGCTGCTCTATTATCCGCTCCAACTTTAGACAAGAATGGAGTAACAATTATTCCTAACGTAAAATACAAGCAAGTTGTTAAGAAAGTAACATCTGATGCTAACTTAATTAAAGATGCAAGTTGTGATTTTACACCAACTGGAACAGTATCTTTAACAGAAAGAATTTTGCAACCAAAAGAATTGCAAGTTAACCTTAACCTTTGTAAGACTTCATTTGAGTCAGATTGGAATGCTATCGAAATGGGTTATTCCGCATTCGATGTTCTACCAAAAACATTTGCTGATTTCTTAATTGCACACGTTTCTGAAAAAGTTGCTGCTGCTACTGAAACTTCAATTTGGACGGGTGTGGGTGCTACTTCAGGACAATTTGCAGGATTCGGTTCAATCGTTTCTACAGATGCTTTGTTACCGGCTGCTCAAGAAGTTGCGGGAACAACAGTTACTGCTGCTAACGTAATCACTGAATTAGGTAAAATCGTTGATGCGATTCCACAAACAGTTTACGGAAAAGAAGATTTGAAAATCTATGTTGCTCCAAACATCGCTCGTGCTTACATTCGTGCACTGGGTGGATTCGGAACATCAGGTTTAGGTGGAAACGGAACAGATTCAAAAGGAACACAATGGTATACTAACGGAGAATTAATGTTCGACGGAGTTGCATTGTTTGTTGTTAATGGTCTTGCTGCTAATACTGCTATTTGCGCTCAAACTGCTAACTTGTATTTCGGTACTGGTTTGATGAGTGACTTGACAGAAGTTCAGGTAATTGACACATCGGCTACACTTGGAGACAAGAACGTAAGAGTAATCATGCGTTACCAAGCGGGTGTACAAATTGGAGCAATTGAAGACGTAGTAACTTATGGAATTCCTAACGCTGCAAACTAATTAACTAATTTATAAACTTTAAGGGGGATTGGAGTAGTCCTTTCCCCTTTTTTAATACTTAAAAATATGGCATGTGATGTTACAATGGGAAGACTTGAATCGTGTAAAGATTCTATTTCAGGACTTCTAAATATATATTTTGCTAACTATGGCGACTTAGCTTCTGAGAACGCCGTTTATGGTGCTGCTGAATTTTCCGACCAAATTGCTACTTGGGACCCTAATGGTGCTTTAGCGTTGAGTTTGTACAAATACGAATTAAAAGGTGCAAACGGATTCGAACAAACAATCCAAACTTCAAGAGACAACGGAACGACTTTTTACGAGCAAGTTTTGACTGTTCAATTGAAGACACAAAATGCTGCTACAACTAAACAAGTTAAATTGCTTGCTGCGGGTAGACCAAGAATAATCGTTGAAACAAGAAACCACCAATTCTTTATGGTAGGTTTAGAACAAGGAGCTGATGTTACTGCGGGAACTATTTCAAGTGGTCAAAATATGGGTGATTTTAACGGATATAGTTTGACCTTCAGCGCAATGGAGCGTTTACCGGCTAACTTTATCAATTGTGCAACTCAAACGCAATTGTGTACAGTATTTACAAATGGTGCATTGCCAGCAGTTGTTGTTAGTAATTAACATTTAAAAATACATTTCTCTAATTAAGGCTACTCGTTTGGGTAGCCTTTTTTGATTTACAAAACAAAATAACCAAAAGTTAATTATGTATATATATGGTAATATTAACAACCAACAATGTAACAAATCAAACGTTGCGCTTCATTCCAAGAGGCAACACGTTCAATAGCGTTAAAATAACGGATGAGCAAACGAATGTTACTACTATAATTAACGCATATACTTTTGAAGCGGGAGACTATTGGAGTAGTTTAACGGCTATATTCAACCTGAAAGAAAACCATTTCTACACAATTGAAATAAAGAATAACACAACAATAATTTTTAGAGATAAGATTTTTTGTACCGACCAAAGTACATCAAGTTTTTCTGTAAATAATGCACAATATACAAGCAACAATACAACAAATACATTCATAGTTTATGAGTAATGTTCACATATTAAATTTAGCGGCTTATTCTACACCTACTATTCAAGAATCTAAGCGAGATGCGTGGGTTGAATACGGGGAAGATAACAATTATTATCAATTTTTGATAGATAGATACACGAATAGCACAACGAATAACGCAATAATAAACAACATTTCACGCTTAATATACGGGCGTGGTTTAAGTGCGTTAGACGCATCGAGAAAGCCAAACGAATATGCGCAAATGATGTCGCTATTCAATAAGGATTGTGTGCGTAAAATCTGTATGGATAGAAAAATGCTTGGACAATTTGCTATTCAAGTGCATTATAATAAAGACCATAGTAAAATATTAAAGGCTTACCACATTCCAACGAACTTAATTCGTGCAGAAAAGTGTAATGAAGACGGAAATATTGAAGGATATTACTATTCGGACGATTGGACTGACGTAAAGAAATTCAAACCACAACGATACTCAGCATTTGGAACGTCAAAAGATGAGGTTGAAATATTATTTTCTAAACCTTATGCGGTTGGGATGAAATATTATAGCTATCCTGACTATCAAGGTAGTTTGCCTTATTCAATGTTGGAAGAGGAAATTGCGGATTATTTGATTAACGATGTAAAGAATGCTTTTAGCGGGCGAATCGTAGTTAATTTTAACAATGGCGTACCAACCGAAGAGCAACAAGAACAAATTAGTTCTAAGGTAATAAACAAACTTACGGGAGCAAATGGAAACCCGGTAATCGTTGCTTTTAATCGTAACGCAGAAAGTAAAACTACAATAGATTCTATTCCGTTAGACAATGCTCCTGAACATTTTACCTATCTGAGCGAAGAGGCAATGCGTAAAATAATGCTTGGACATAACGTAACTTCTCCGCTTATTTTTGGTGTGGCAAGTTCAAATGGATTCGGTTCTAATGCGGACGAATTACGCAATTCAATTATCTTGTTTACAAATATGGTTGTTACGCCAATGCAAAACGAGATATTGGAAGCATTCGATTCTATATTGGCATACAACGGAATCAATTTAAACTTACAATTTGAAGACTTAAATCCATTAGATTCGGAAGGTGATTTAACGAATAACGAGGGCAGCAAAGTAATTGAAGGTATTAATTCACTTTCTCCATTGGTTGCCAATAAAGTACTTGAATCAATGACACCAAACGAAATTCGTGCGCTGGTTGGATTAGCACCGGAGCAAGGCGGAAGCGATTTACCTGATGAGGCTGCGTTTGGATTGAGTGCTATTGACCCTACAAGTTTTGCAAGTGATTTAGACTTGGAGGAATGGGAATTAATAGATAGCAGAATGGTTGATTATGATTCAGAGGAAGAAAACGATAAATTAATTCACAAAGCAAATAATCCAAGTTTACTAACTAAAGTAATTCATTTGGCATCTACCGGAGTTGCATATCCTAAAAGAGATTCCGAACAAGACACAAAGCTATTTAGAACTCGTTACAGATACTCAGGCGGTGGAGCGGGTGAAAGAGTATTTTGTCAAAAAATGATGGCTGCAAACAAGCTATATCGTAAAGAAGATATTATTAAAATGGGTGAAATAAATGTTAATCCTGGATTCGGAATGAAGCCAACACCTAATGAGCCTTATTCAATTTGGTTATGGAAAGGCGGAGGTTTACTATCCGAAGCATATCCTAACGGAACTTGTAAGCATTTTTGGACTCGTGAAACATATAGAAGAAAAGGAACGGATATTACATCGCCATTAGCTAAAAAAGTTACACCGGCAGAAGCAAGAAAAGCCGGAGAAATATTACCAACAAATGACGCAAGAGTTTATCAAGCGCCTCACGATATGAAATAAGATATGGCAGAAGCATTATTAATTACACGAGACGATATCGTTAAATTCACTGCAATGAATGGCAACGTAGATACTGATAAATTTATTCAGTTCGTAAAGATTGCTCAAGATATCCATATGCAGAATTATATGGGTACAAAATTACTTAACAAAATTAAAGCGGATATTATTGCTAATACTTTGTCGGGTAACTATCTATCTTTAACAGTTAACTACTTAAAACCAATGTTAATCCATTGGGCAATGGTTGAATATATGCCATTTGCAGCGTATACAATTGCTAATAAAGGAGTTTACAAACATAGCAGCGAAAATAGCGTTAACGTAGAAAAGAATGAGGTAGATTTTCTTATCGAAAAGGAACGAAGTATAGCGCAAAATTATACGGAAAGATTCATTGACTATATGAACTTTAACAATAGTTTGTTTCCTGAATACTACACAAACGTAAATAACGAGATTTCACCCGATTCAATGAATAATTACACCGGTTGGTATATATAATAAAATAAGATATGGCAAACACAATAGGATGGGGACAAGCAGCGGTAAATAATACCATTGATTGGGGTAAAGGCAAAACAAATAATACGATAGGATGGGGCACAATTTATAGTTCGTCACCTTATGGGGATACGGATTTAATCGGAACACCTGCGGGAGATGCAGATGCAAACGCATTTATAGCAGCCGCTGCGATTACCAATCCTACACAAAAGAGTGCAATAGAAACACTTGTTGTTGACTTAAAAGGCTACGGAATATGGAGCAAAATGAAAGCAATCTATCCAATGGTAGGTGGAAGCAGTTCTGCTCATAAATTTAATCTTAAGGACCCGCGCGATTTAGATGCCGCGTATAGACTTACTTTTAGTGGTGGATGGGTACATTCTGCAAATGGAATTCAAGGAAATAAAACTAATACTTTTGCAAATACGTTTTTGAATTACACAACTTTGAATTCAGGTCATCAGTCACTTTACTCTAGAAGTAATTTTATCGAAACATCACCTACTTATGACATGGGTGCATACGCAGGAGGAAGTAATTGGCAAATGTTATCGCTTTATTCAAATGCAAATCTATTTATTGGAGGTTTCAATTCAGATAGTCAGCCAAGAGCAGCGATGCTAGATTCAAGTGGTTTGTTTGTAAATAACAGAACTGCTGCCGCTGCTGCTAATCTATGGAGAAATGGAAGTAAATTAATTCAATCCACACAATCGGTTGGTTCAATTCCAAATTTTACAAATTATATTGGAGCTGTAAATTCTTCAGTAGGTCCTACGCAATATGCATCAAAAAACTATGCATTCTCTTCAATAGGAGATGGCTTAACAGATACAGAAGCAGCTAACTATTATACTGCCGTACAAACTTTCCAAACAACTTTAGGACGTCAAGTTTAACGATATGAAAATAACAGATTTAACAACAGAAGAAAAGGCTATCTATGTAGGTCTTTTGACAATAGAGCAAAAAGACTTATTAGTAGGTCAATTGTTTGACGAGGATAGCTACTTTAATCCTATTCAAGACGACAACGATAATTGGATTATTTCAATTGAAGAAATCGAGCAGAATCAAAATCCAACTTTTGGATGGTTGCAAGATTTGGAAATGATAATTTTTGTACCTAAAGTAAATCCTTTACCATTTTGAAATTAACAAAACCGAAAATCAAAGACATTCAAAAGTTGAAAGTCTACCTTAAAAAAATAGACAATGGCAGAAGTAAAGATAAGTGATTTAACACCGAAAGGAAGTAACTTAATAGCAACAGATTTGCTTGTTATTTCAGAGGATATTGGGGGCGGCTTATACGAAACCAAATCAATTACGGGTGATGAGGTATTAAATGCCGTTGCTAAAACTGCGGTTGCGGTACGTAACCAAACCGGAGCGACAATATACAAGGGGACAATTGTATACATATCCGGAACATCGGGTGGAAAAGCATTAATTTCAAAAGCAAAGGCTGATAGTGAAGTAACATCTTCCAAAACATTAGGAGTTGTAACTGCTGATATCGCAAACAACGCAAATGGAAATGTACTTACAAATGGTTTATTGACGTTATTAGATACACGCACAACGGCTACAAATCCATTTACAACAGTTACCTTAACTATTGGAGACGACCTTTATTTGTCACCAATTACTGCAGGATATGTGACAAACGTAAAGCCAATTGCACCGAATAATTTAGTATCTATTGGTAAGGTATTAGAAACATCTGCTACAACAGGTCAGATTTTATATTCAATTGTTAATGGTTATGAACTTGGTGAGCTACACGATGTCGATACTACGGGTGCAGTTACCGGTAATGTACTTGCATTGGATGGTAGTGTGTGGAAACCTACAGCTATTTCAAGAGGTATCACAATCGGCACAACACCAATCACATCAGGGGTTGCAGGTCGTGTGTTGTTTGAAGGTGCAGGGAATGTAGTGCAGGAAGATGCGGGGTTGTTTTGGGATAATGTGAATAAGAGGTTGGGGGTGGGAACGAGTACGCCAACAGCACGTTTAGATGTAGATGGAGAAATAAAAATAGCAAGCAACACAAAGATATACTCTTCTAATTCATCAGCATATTTTATCAACATAGCAAGCGGAGCTAATACGATGGACTTATGTGGTTTTAGCGGACTTAGACTTTTTACAGGTGCAGGCACAGAAAGAGCAAGACTTGACGCTAACGGTAACGTAGCTATTGGTGCAACGACTGCTAGTGCTAAGTTGGACGTAAGAGCGCAAGGAGCGTTAAGTACTGATGTTGCGTTTAGAGTAAGAAACTCAGCAGACACATCAAACTTATTTACCGTAAAAGGAAACGGAGTTTTAAACGCTGCTAATTTACCAACTTCATCAGCAGGTTTAGTAACGGGGGATATTTGGAATAATTTAGGAATTTTGAGTATAGTATAATTTTAAGTAACTTTAACTAAAAAAACAATGGGCTTAAAAATCAAATCAACAGAAGAAAAGACAATCAAGTATATGGATTTGTCAGGTGAAGTACAAGAACTAACAAGTGTGTACGCACGAATTGAATGGGCAGCACGTCCAAATGGAACAACTGTAGAAGGTGCATTTCCGTACGTGTATCTTAGTAAAGAAGCAATGAAGTTAGGTGCTTCAATTATTTCAACAGACATTCCAACAAGTGTAAGTGGTGAGGTGGCTATTCAGGATAACCAAGCGGTTCACGAACTTGCAAAGGTTAAGTTAGAAGAAGAAGGTTATTTAATTGAGATAGACTTGTAATGCTATGACAGAATCTTCTTTTGACCTAATAAAAAAACACGGCGCAACGGGTGTTTTATTTTTGTGGCTTATTGTTACAAATATGAAGGTAAACGAAATCGAAGGGCGGTTATACGATTGTTTAGAAGATTCTGCTCAAGCAATGCAATACGATAAAACACACAAGCAATATGAAACACCAATCCAATACTTCGCTATTCTCCAAGATAAAAAATACAAGTATGCAAATCGTAAACGATACATTAAAGCCTAAAGGTAAATATGAAATGAAGCGTATAGCTGCATTTATTTCTTTTCATTTTGCAGTAATTTACGCTTTTATTCCTATGTTTTGGATTGCATTTGAAGTAAAGGAGTTTGTGTTTTGGGGATTTCTTGCGTATTCAGGTACTGCAATAGGCTTAAATGTATATAATAAAAAAATAGATAAAGATGCGGTTTAATTACAAGCAATTTCTAACGTGGTGTTTCACGCTATTAGTATCAATGTACGCTATGTTCTTGCTATCAGGGTGCAATGCTTCATATCATTACAAGAAAGCAACGCAAAAAGGCTTTAAATGCACATTAGTAAATGATACTATTACAATAAATAAAATAGATTCTGTTATTATCAATGGCGAAAAAACTTATTATGTAACGAAATACGATACAATTGTACAAACTAATTCGGTTTATATTCCAAAAACTCGTTATGAAACAAAGATTGAATGGCGCAAAGTAAGGGACACAATCGAGTTATTACGCTATAAAACAAAGGTAAAGTATAAGGTAGATAAGCAACAAAAGAAAAACGAGAAAGGTGTTAATTGGAATTTAATGGCTATATGTGGAATTGTTTTAGTATTTTTAGGTTATAAAATATTTAAATAATAACAAAAATGTATGGCAAATGTAAGAGAATACACTTCTACACAGCTACTTGCAAGGGTTGCGAGTTTACCTAACTTTAAAGGATTTCCTAAAAGCGGAGTTTTAGATATTTGGGTAAGGTCAGATGAGGACGAATTCGACAGATTCGATGATAAAGTATATTCATTCGATTGTTTTCCAATTCAAGAGCCAGTGTTTAAAATGGTTTGTTCAGGTACTTCAAATGCGGGTGCGGTTGGACTTAAGAAATTTGCTGAATACAACGGACTTGGTTGTGCAGTATTGAAAAGTGATTGGATTGTTTACGACTCGCATTCTTACGGCTTGCATAAAGGTAAACCGGCATACAGACAAGCGAAAGGATTTCCGTATTTTAGAGACAATAACAAGGACAATAAAGCAGACGAAATCGGTAAAGAATATTCTGATATCATTGGAGCAAATTGCCATAGAGCAGGTGCATCAAGTACAGTTATTGGCGGATGGTCTACAGCTTGCTTGGTAAGGAATAACGAAGCGCAGTTTTTAACCTGGTTAAAGTATATGGCAAAGCGCAGTTTGTCCGTTATTATACTAAAAGAATTTTAATATTGTCTCTAATATAGGACAAATTTGCGACAAAATCATCTTACACATAATACATAAAGTATGAATAACAATAGAAAGAAAGGTATTAGCTCGCATAAAAGATTGAGGTTAAATGATTCGGAGATTGAATTAATTAATCAATACAGAGGAATTAAGATTGCAACGGATGAAGCAGATGTAAACGATGAAGATGTTAAACATGGTTGGTTAAAAACTGATAAAGCTAGTTTATTCTTCAAGAATCCAAATTTTAAAACAGAATCGGAGCAAGGTTTCGAGGTAATCAAAAACGCAACTATTGAAGCGGTAAAAAAGCACGCTCCAAAATACAGAACAATTGAGCGAGTTGTAGATTTAGAATCTAATCTTTTAGTAATTGATATCGCAGATTTACATATTGGGAAACTTGCTAGCGCATTTGAGACGGGCGAAGACTATAATTGTCAGATTGCAGTTAAAAGGGCAAAGGAAGGATTGATTGGTATTATTCAAAAGAGTAAAGGATATTCAATTGATAAAATTCTTTTTGTAGCGGGTAACGATATTTTGCATACTGATAACACGAAGAGACAAACAACTTCCGGAACTCCACAAGATACGGACGGAATGTGGTATGATAATTTTCTAACTGCAAAACAATTATATATTGAACTACTTGAGATGCTGATACCGATTGCGGAAGTTGAAGTGGTTTACAATCCATCCAATCACGATTATACGCATGGATTCTTTTTACTACAATTAATTGAGGCACATTTTACAAATACACACGATGTTACGTTTAACGTAGACTTGAAACATCGCAAGGCATTTCAGTACTTTGACAATTTTATAGGCACTACGCATGGTGATGGGGCGAAATTAGAAGCATTACCATTGCTATATGCTACGGAACATTCTATTATGTGGGCGAATACTAAGTATAGATACGTTTATACTCATCACATTCACCATAAAAGTGGCAAAGACTTTCCAGGTATAACGATTGAAAGCCTACGTTCACCAAGTGGTACTGATTCATGGCATCACAGAAACGGTTTTTGCGGTGGAGTTAAGGCAGTTGAAGGATATATTCATTCAAAATATAATGGGCAGGTTGCTAGGTTAACGCATTTATTTTAGTATCTTTATATAAATTAGTCAGGTGGCGGAAGGTTGGGGATTGTCCCGACGTGGTAGACGCTATTAGCAGAACACAGCCTAGGACCGATTTGCGTGTCTACATAGGTTAATAATAAAGTGCGTTCATACAGGTTCGAATCCTGTTCTGACTACTCTAATTAAGCTAGTTTATGAACAGCCTTTGAGGTGGGATGCTCTCATTATAACGGAAGTCAGGTGGCGGAATGGTAGACGCTAAATTTGTGATATAGTTAAGCCTAAATGTTCTTGAGGCGACAGTACGAACATGTATTTAAAAACTATAATGAAGGTTCGAGTCCTTCCCTGACTACTAGCTAAATGGTGTAATCGTGAATAAATAGCGAAACTTGTAAACATGGCTATTTTTGATAGTTAGATGCGGGTTAGAATCCCGCTTTAGTTAAAATTAGGAGGGGATTTTTCATACTTTTTTCCTCAAATAATGCTTACTATTGATTTAGTAGGCATTTTTTTTTGTATATTTGTTTCAACAGTACCTGAGACGCTTATAATGTGTAGGAGTTCTTGCAGAGCGCACCCGCTTAGGTCTTATTCTGCGTAAGGGAAATTGTTTGCTGTAATACCTGCTAATTTGCATACTTGCTCAAACATATAACCTATGGAAAACCACCGAGAAGGACTATTGACGAATAGAAACTACTCGGTTTTTTTGCGTCTATAAGTCCCGTAAACATTGATAAATTAAATTATTTTGCATTTATTTGTTAATAAAGTTTGTATTTCTAAACAATTGAACTATCTTTGCATATATCAATTAACGAAAAAACAAAAATTATGAACGTAGAAAGCATTGAGAATTTAGATTTGTATAAATGTAGTTTACAAGATATTATTAAAGCAAAAAACTATTTATCTAATTACATTACGACTTTAATTAAATTAGGAGAGTCAACTGCAAATAAATGGAAAGGAACAGAAAGGTATTTAAAAGCAAAAAAACTTCACATATTAGTTAGTAGAGCTAGAAGTGGTATGGATAAAGATGGTTATATGATTGGTTTTAATACTGATATTTTAAGATTACCAAATAATAAAAGCGTATTATAAAAATCAAGGGGTGAAATTCCCCTTTTAATTTTAATCTATAAAAACAAAAATTATGAAAAATTTAAAAGCAATTTCACAATGGTTAAACAAGGATGTTAAACCAAGTACAGCGGAGAATACATTTATTCCATTAAACACGCTTAAAATAGCAAAAACGATATATCCGGATGGAAAGAAAAGAATGTCGCTTAATGGGGAACACGAATGGTATGGTCTTCAGGTGGGTAATATGTTAGCTAAAACAAGTAAAAACAATAACAAATAGTTAATATAATGGCTAAGACACCAGTTGAATGGATAGAAGAAACAATCGATAAAAAATATATGGGAGATTATTTAAAGTTAGTAATTGAACAAGCTAAAGAAATGGAAATAAAACAAGCTGAGAAATTAAAGAATTTCGATACTTGGAAACAATGGAAAAATAAAACGAATTAATATGGCAGATATAGCAAAGTGTATAGGTAAAAATTGCAAGGTAAAGAAATCATGTTATCGATTTACTGCACTCCCATCGGAATATTGGCAATCTTATATAAGTCCAAAGGTAAAAGATGGTAAATGTGAAATGTATTGGGAAGATAAAAAGCAAAAGAAATGAAAGATTTTAGAACAAAGGCAAAGGAAATTGAACAAATGTATAACGATTTAGAGGCGAAAGAACGAGCGAAAGGTTACATGAGTTTAAAGGATGGGTACAAAGCAAAAGATGCGCATTACAACAACGAGAATGGCAGCTTGTATCTATTCGCACAACAACACGAATTGAATGCGTATGAATTCGACATTATAAAACGTATTGTGCGCTGTAGAAAGAAAGGATATTTTCACGAAGATTTAGCAAAAAGTATTCGAGTTATAGAATTATATTTAAAAGAGCATGTATTATGACAAAAGAACATTTTTACCTAACATCGACACTATGCATTTTACCGGCTATTGCAGACCAGTTAGAAGATTTGCCGTTTACGTTTAGAGCAAAGCAATTGCAGAACGAAACAGTTCGAGCAATAAGAAGATTGGATAAGCATTTTATGGATGTGGCAAGCATTGGAGTAATAGACGAACAAAACCAAATACAACGAGCATTTTTGCAATGGTTGGAGTTACAATGGGAAGAAATACAAAAAACAGAAACGATATGAAAACACAAATAGACATTGAAAAAGCAATTTCGATTATTAAAGAATCAGGAATCTGCGAAATAACAAGAAAACGAGATATTGTGTATAAGCGAATGTACGCTGCTGTATTTCTAAGACTTAATACAACGTTTAATTTAAAGACAATAGGCTCTTACGTTGGAGGAAAAGACCACGCTACTATATTACATTACTTGAGAATATACGAAGATTTCAAAAACGATGACTTGTTTAAAATGTACACAAAAGAAATAGCGGATAATTTAAACGATTGCTTTGTACATAGCGACAAAAAGCAGCCTTTAAGTTGGTTAGAATATGCGGTTATAAATTGTGCAACTGTGAAAGATTTGCGAGAAATTCAAATGAAAGTTTTGGATAGGACTGGAGACGTGGAGAATTACTTTGAGATGGAAGAAAGTTTAATATTAGGGTAAAAAGGATGTTTTTAGGGTAAAACTGGCAAAACTTTGAAAAACTTTAAAGCTCTGAAACGTACTGATAGCAGGCATCGGCAAAAAGGCAAAACTTAAACCGAAAAAATGACTTTCTGAAAATCAAAATCAAAAAAAAAAAAACTGTTTTATTTATACACTTTTATTTATTTCAGAGATACATTTTTACAGAACGCAGAATATGAGCATTTTTTATACATTTTTTGCCAATGCCTATTTTCATTGACTTATAGAAGATTTAAGTTGTTTTTAGTAAATAAAAGTTTTACTTTTTTATTTTATTGAATAAAAGTAGTATATTTGCGTATCTCATCGCAGGAGAGAAAAGAAATTAGGTTAAACCCTTGTTTGATGGCTGCGATCCATTGAGCAAGGGTTTTTTATTATTTAACAAATTTAATATGAGAGTATCATTTTTTAAAAACATTAAGAGTACCATTCCAATTAAAGATACTTCAATCTTTAAAGTATTGGAATTAATTAAAAATGGAGAGTACAAGCTAGAGATTGCAAAGCTCAGGATTGAACATGAGAAAAGCGCAAGAGACAAACTGAAATCAGAACTTAATTACGTTACATTTAGCGGTGTGTTTTCTAGTAGGTCAAAGTCTAACTTAAAAAAACATAGCGGTTTTGCTTGTTTGGATTTTGATAATGTAGAAAAATTGGAAGAATTAAGAAGTATAGTTAATGAAGATAGCTATACCTTTAGCTCTTTTGTTTCTCCTTCAGGGGATGGACTTAAAGTCCTGGTTAAAATTCCACCGGTAGATAACGATGAGGATTACAAAGACTATTATCTAGAGCTACAGAAATACTATGATCAGTATTTCTTTACTGATAAATCCACAACGGATATTTCAAGAGCTTGTTATTTGAGTTATGACAACCTGCTTTATTTAAATAGCGACTCAAAGACTTTTACCGATAAATTCAATAGACCATTACCGAAAGAAAATAAAATTATCAATATTCCTTTGACTAATTCAGATGATATTGCTGACAGATTAGATAAATGGTTTCAGAAGAGATGGAACTCGGCAAATAGGAATACAAATCTTCATGCTTTCGCTAGGCAAATGAATGCGTTTGGAGTAGAGAAAAATGTTTGTGAAGGGTATTTATTCAGATACGAACAAAGTGACTTTAAACAAAGCGAAATACAGCAACTGATTAACTCTGCTTATAGATATACAATTGAATTCGGAACAAAGTATTTTGAAGATACTAAGAAGGTAAATGAAATTAAGAATATTGCTCTAGCAGGAGAAGGGATTGAGACAGCAACAAATAAAATCAAAGGAGTTGATATTGAGCTAATCAAAAAAGAATTTGAAGCTCATAAAAGCGAATTGAAATTAGATGAGTTTTGGTATTACACAGAAAAGGAAGCTATAAAATTGGCAACCTTTCGATTTATGAGCTACCTAGAGAACAATAATATTTTTAAATTCTATCCGGATTCAACAAGTGGTACGTTTTTATTCGTGAAAAATGATAAGAATTTTATCAATGTATTTGAAGAGCCAAAGATAAAGGATTTTGTACTTACTGAATTAAGAAATGCAGGTAAGATTGATGCGTTCGAATTGATGGCGAACAATACAAGTTACTTTAATTCGAATTTCTTATCAATGACAAAAACAATTGATGTTAAATTTAACCGAGATACTAGAGATGCATCGTTTATTTACTACAGAAATTGTGCTATTAAGACAACAGCAGATAGTATTGAAGTATTGAAATACGATAATATTGACGATCTAATATGGAAGAACCAGGTAATTGATAGAGATATTGTTTTAAAAGACGAAAGCGATGGAGTTTTTAAACGTTTCATTTGGCTTGTAAGTGGTGAAGATGCTGACAGATACTACACATTGAAATCTGTAATTGGTTATTTAATGCATTCATATCAAAATGAAGCTAAACCAAAGGCAATTATTTTTAACGATGAGATGGTTTCCGAAGATGTGCCAAATGGTGGTTCGGGAAAGGGATTAATTCATAGAGCAATCGGTCACATTAAGAATGTGGTAATTGAAGATGGGAAGAAATTCGATGGTAAAGGACAATTTGCTTATCAGAAAGTAAATAAGGATACTCAAATTTTCTTATTAGACGATGTTCCGCAGTACTTCAATTTTGAATCATTGTTCTCTATTATAACGGAAGGAATGACAGTTGAGAAAAAAGGTAAGGATGCGTTTCAGATTCCATTTACAGAAAGTCCGAAGATTTCGATTACTACAAACTACACAATTAACGGCAAAGGAGCTTCACATAATAGAAGAGTATTCGAAGTGGAGATAGCTAACTATTTTAACGATAAAAGAACACCGGAAGATGTATTTCAGCACCAATTTTTTAGTCAATGGAATAGCGAAGAATGGCAAAGTTTTGATAATTTCATGATTAGATGCGTTCAGTATTTTTTAAAGAATGGATTAGTTGAATCAAACAAAGTGAATTTAGATTTTAGAAAGTTAAAGAATGAACTAGGGACTGAGTTCATGGAGTTCATGGAGATGCAGAAATTTAACGGAGTACAATTGAACAGAAAAGACTTCCGAGATAATTTTAACAGACAATATCCGAATGTTTCCAAGTTCAATTCACCTCAGAAATTCAATAAAAAAGTAAAGGAGTTTTGCGATTACTACAAGATTTTATTCAGCGAGTCAAAATATAACGGAACAACTTATTTTAATATTGGTGAAAGTACAAAAAGCGATGATATTTGGGACGAACTAAACGATAAAGCTAATAGTATATGATTAAGCTAAGAGATTACCAGGAGCAAATCGTTTCAGATGTACTAAACCATTTAGAAACAAACCAAAGATGCTGCGTTTCATTGGCAACCGGTGGAGGAAAGACTGTAGTATTTAGTGAGCTGACAAATCGAATTGAAGGAAGGATATTAATTTGCGTTCACAGAGAAGAGTTAGTTCACCAAACATCGGAAACGTTAACAAAAGAACATGATATATTACTGCCACAAATTAAGAGAGTTAGTAAGGATGTTGTAGTTGCAATGGTTCAAACCTTGCATAATAGAATAAAGAAAGGAGAAATCAATATCAATTCTTTTGATACAATGATCATTGACGAAGCGCATCGTGGTGAGTTTATGAAGATACTTGGGGATTTTGAAGGTAAAGTTGTTGGATTTACAGCGACTCCGAACTTTGAAAAGAACAGATATTTTTTTAAATGTTTAAAATGTGGAGTAGATTACGATGTTCATACGCAATGCTGCAATAAAAAAGCGCAGAAAATGAAGGAACAGATACCGCTTTCTAGGTATTACGATACATTAATCGATGGAATAGAAATTGAGGAGCTAATAGAGAAAGGATTTTTAGTAAAAGAAGAAGAGTTCCTGCTAGATGTAGATACTTCTAGACTTGTTTTCGATGAGTTTAGAGGCGAATATACAGAAGAATCGATATCTTTAGTCTTCGGTTCTCCTGAAGCCATTGAGAATAGCTGTAATGTGTATGAAAATATAGCACTAGGAAAGAAAACAATTATCTTTAATCCTAACACTATTGTAAATCGCAAGTTATATGCAGAAATGAAATCGAGAAATCACAATGCGAAGATGTACGATTCAAAGAATAGCGAAGAAAACCGAGCAGAATTGATTGAATGGTTCAAGAAAACTCCGGATGCTATCCTATTAAATGTGCAAGTATTTACAACGGGATTCGATTGCAAAGATGTTGATGTAATTTTCTTAAATAAAAAAACCACTTCACTTAATTTGTTTCAGCAAATGGTTGGAAGAGGCGGAAGGATTTCACCTGGCAAGTTTTCTTTCAAATTAATTGACATGGGAAATAATGTGCAAGATCATGGTAGTTGGAGCAGCGAAAGAAATTGGAAGGAATCATTTTATAAATGCGATATTAAGATTGTTGGAACACCTAAACCCGCAGCAATTCGAACGTGTCAAAGTTGCGAGGCTGTAGTAGCTGCTAATTCTTTGATATGTGAAATGTGCGGAGAAGAACGAGCATACACTAGAGGCGGAGTTACCGGACTGCCAATGCTAAACGGAAAACCGGTTATTCCTTCACCTGAAAAAATCATTGAGCATTGTTTGAGAAATAGCTTAACTTTATTGCACGCTAGAAAAATGGTTTATGAGCAGGTTTCAAAGATGTTTGAATTCATACCTGAAGATGTATTTATAAAAAATATGGATAGCGGTAAATTGCAAGAAAAAGCTAGACTATTTTTAATACCATATTACTTTGCTATTCAAAGAAGCGAGCTAGAAGGAAATAAAAATAGTACATTTGATTTATTTATTAATAAAACACTTACAGAAATTGAACGAAGATATACTCCAGGCAGAAATATTTAAATGGTATTTTAATAATTTTTGCACTAAAAAGAATGAATTGCCGCATCTTATTTTCTCAGTGCCAAATGGCGGACTGAGATCTAAATCGGAAGCAATGAAAATGAAAGCAACCGGTCTTGTTTCCGGTGTTTCAGATTTGATAATAGTACAACCAAATAGAACGATATTCTGCGAGTTGAAAATATTAACGGGTAGACAATCTCCGCAGCAAATTGACTTTCAAAATAAAGTTACTGCATTGGGTTTTGAATATTGGCTAGTCAGATCACTTGAAGAATTTAAAAATAAAATATCATGAAAAGATACAGAATAACATACAAGCAAATTCACTTCATCGAAACATTTGCAACAAGTGAAGAGCAAGCAATTGAGATAGCTAAGGACGATTGTTGGTTTAAATTGGGGTGCATTTTGAGGAATAAGGAAATTAATTTTATAGAAATAGTTTGATATTAAAGAATAAGTATTATATTTGCGTATCGGATAAAGGTCGGAAACCAATCCAAAGATAAAAATTAGATAAACAATCCAAGTTAACAAGTCCATTCCGACCGCTTGTTGCTTGGATTGTATAACTTTAAAAAAATAAAAGTATGAACAAAGAACACGAAATAGACTGCATGAAATATCGCAAGTCTACGCACATTGCCGGAATTGATGTTGAAACAATCGTAACTGAATTAGGACAATGCGTCTTGACAATTAAAGATGCCTATTACGCACGAGGAATTGATGTCTCAGGCAACAAAACAGATGGCTACTTCTTGGAATTTGAGGAAGATGTTAAGCCAATGGTAGTTAATTCAATCAATCGCAAGACAATCGCAGCAGTTGTTAAGCTACAAAAATCATTGACATCTGCTGAATCAAGAAACATTGGTAACTGGATAGGAGTACAAATCGAGTTAAGTTTTGACGAATCGGTTAAAATGATGGGTAAGCAAGTTGGTGGAATAAGAATAAAACCTACACAACTAATAAAGCAAAAACAACCTATCTCACCGGAACGTTTTGCAAAGGCTTTAGATGCGATTAAAGCGGGTAAATTTGGCAAGGAGCAATTGATTAAAGACTATGTATTAACGGATGAACAAATAGAGCAGTTATGAAAAAGAGCGAACTGATAGCAGAGATTAAAAATCTTACTGAAATTATTGAAGAAAGAAATGCATTTATAAGAAATAAAAAGGAAGAGGAAAAATGGAAAATTATTGATGACTTTAAAGATAATATATTAAAAATTGGCGGTTCAAATGTTGATGTAACAATGCAATTAGATAGAAGTTGTGATAGTATATTTAGGAGTTTTAAATTAGAATTTACGTTATGATTAAGCACGACATAGTACAAGGAACAGCAGATTGGTTAGAATTGCGTCACGGCAAAAT